TACTATAAATTAGCAGAATCAATTGAATGGACAGATAATGAAACATATGTAAAAGCCGAAAAATTTAATGATGAATTAGGTACTGATGTACTAAGGTATTGGAATGAGTTAGCTAAGAAATCCGCTTTGCTTGCAGTTAATGAAATAATAAAATCTAAAAATTTAAAAACTTTGTTTACTCAAGAACAAATATGGTCAATGGAAGGAACTTCAGACGATAGATGGATATATGAAACTTTTATGAAATATTGGAAAAAAGTTAAACAAGAAATAGAAAAGCTATGAAGTTCCGAGCATCACAATTAGGTAAGATAATGACCTCCTCCAGGACTAAGGGGGAGGCATTAGGGCAGACTGCTAAGACGTACATCATTGAGCAAGCTAAGCAGGACTTCTATGGATACCGTACTCAGCTCATGAATAAGTACGTTCTCAAGGGATTAGAGCAGGAGCAGGACTCTATTGACCTTCTCAATGGGGTAAGGTTCCAAAACTACCTTAAAAACGAGCAGAGGGCAGAAAATGAGTATCTCACGGGATGCTGTGATATCATTACGGAGGATAGCATCATTGACATCAAGAGTTCCTGGTCCTTAGAGACCTTCCCTGCTACCACATTTGAGCTGAAGGATCTATCTGACTATGAATGGCAGGGCAGAGCCTATATGTGGCTATATGATAGGCCTACCTTTGAGCTGTGCTATGTGATGGTATCAACCCATCCCGAGCTGTTGAGTCAATTTGACCCCATTGATATCCATGAAGTGGATCACATTGATCCGGCTAAGCGTATCACATCCATTACATTTGAGCGTGATACAGAGATAGAGATAAGGATGCAGGAGCAACTACTGGCTGCGAGCCTTTTTTATGATCAAGTATTAACCCAATTAAAGAATAAATAAAATGACACAAGAAGAATTCTACAGAGAGGCCTGCCTAAGAGCAATGGAGGGCCTCCTTGCTGCCTCAGGGCATTACAGGGATGAGCTGATTGCTAACCCATGTGAATATGTTGCTACTGCTGCCCGTCACTATGCCACTGAATTAACTGAGCAGGTGTATGGTGGTGGGGTGCAATGGAATGAGATAACCCACACACCTGATAAGCCATGAAACAAACAGCAGTAGAGTGGTTAGCAGAAAGATGTGGACTACAAGGATTAGAAGATGTAATTGCAGAAGCCAAAGCAATGGAGAAAGAGCAGATGGTAGCGTTTGCAGAATTTGTGGCAACATATTCCGACAAGAATATAAATATCAATGGAGAAATGCTACATGCCAAATCTAAATACGATGGTGCTGAGAGAACAATTGACTTATTAAATCAATACTATGAAAGCAAAACTAACCTTTAACCTACCCGATGACAAGCACGAATGGGAGAACGCTATCCGGGCTGATGCCATGTTCTGTGCCCTGTGGGATCTATCTCAAGAGCTCCGTACTATGTGGAAGTATCAACAGTACCAAACCGAGGAGGAGTATGCCATTGTGGACTCCATACGGGATAAGTTCTATGAGATACTACAAGAGCACAATATAAACCTGGACAAATGATTATCTTAGCATCAATTTTATTAGCCCCTGCCATAGTGTGGGGATGGATAAGTACTATTAATTACATAATATATCTAAAAAACCATGAGTGATTTCAAAGGAGAGGTGGTATTCGTTACCCCTACAATGTCAGTAAATGACAAATTCAAAAAGAGAGATATAACCCTGAAGAGCCAGGATGAGTATCCGCAGTACATTACCTTCCAATTAGTACAGGATAAGTGTGACCTGGCTAACAACCTCAAGCCTGGAGATGTGGTGGAGGTGAAGTATAACCTTCGAGGCCGTAAGTGGGAGGCACAGGATGGCACCATCAAGTATTTCAATACCATCGAAGCATGGACCATGAGCCTCAGCTCTGCTGCTACCCCTATTGTTGAAAAAAAACCAATAAAAAACTATCCAGTACAAAATGAAGAGTCTAACGATCTACCTTTCTGAGGGGGAAACCTTCAGCCAATGGGCTGTCAAAACCGCTAATAATATGCTCAGTGACAGGTATCGGCTTGTTCACTTGGCACTTGACATGAAGGCTCCTTACCATACGGTGAGGAGGTTCGTAGCAGGAGAGAATGTAGCCCTTGAGATTGTGGATAAGTTTATTGTGTTATATTTGAAGCATGTATACGCTACTCACTCTCATCCCCATAGCATGGTGGATAACAGAATTTGAGCCTCTCCAGGCAACTATTGACCGCATCCCTATGTCATCATGGCTAAGGGATGCCTTCAGTTGTGTGAAGTGTGTCTCATTTTGGCTTACCCTTTTTGTTTCATTTGATTTCATATTAGCATGTCAAGCAGCTATATTGGCTTACCTGTTGAACAGACTGATCGCGAGACTGTAGACCGTGTACTCAGTTATCCGGACCCACAGCTCTACTCCAAGGTATCACTGATTGAGCTGTTGAAGATACGTATCAAGTATCAAGGGCCACAGCCACAGGAGTGCTTCTGTGCTTCTGTACGTAGAAGGGTTTGGTTGAAGGAATTTACTATTTGGTATGAAGAGTATCTTAGACAGGTTGGTGTCGCAGCAGTATGAGGAGCTTGAATCCTATACTAACTACCTACTTTCTAAGCTGGGCAGTCAGTTAGACGCTACAACAGTGATTTCCAACAGCTATCTGCATTGTGTCAAGATAGAATGCCATGACATAGATACCATGAAGAGCTGTATGCTCAATACCATCAAGAAGCAGATCATGTGGTCAGGCTCTCAAAGCAATCGTGAGGAGCGTATTAACAGCTCTGATGAGGTAGTCAATGAGATGGATGACACCACGGACCTTGATAGTAAGATAGAACAGGAGAAAGTATACAACCGGAACAAGGCCTATATCGAGATATATCGGTCCAGGTGTGAAGATAGGGTATCACAGATAGTGTTGAGTGCCTACATTGACAAAGGATATAACACAGCACGGTCAATGGCTAAGTATTTTGATATCCCTGTTACCTCAGCTCACTATCTTATAGCTGATATTAAACAAAAACTCCGCGAGATACAATATAAGTATGACAATTAGCCAAGCCATAGCCTCATGCTGTAGCCTTTTAGGTATCTTTACAGGCATTTCTCTGCTATTTCATAACTATGATTTAGCAGCTTATGGTGCAGGAGGGTGGATAGTTGGGTATTATACGTTTTTAATCACTTCAGAATATGAGCAAAAAGAAGATAACACCGAAAATTAACCCTGAATACCTGGGTAAAACTATTGAGATAACAGGACCTAACAGCGTAACTAAGCTTGAAGTGACTGAGGCATTGGCTAAAGAGCACGCTTTCTATACGGCTATTGGTTTGGGTCATTTATTTATCATTGAAGATGCCAAGGCCGAGGATTAATGAGACGGCTGAGCAGTACATCTCACGGTGTATGGCTGACCCCGAGACCCAAGAGAAGTATCCGGACCAGGCACAACGCTATGCTGTGTGTGGTAGTATGTATGATACACCCCTTGGGAACTACAAGAATGTGTTTGCTCAGTCCTATGATGACTATCCCAAGGCTGCCTCAGAGAATGCTAAGATAGCACTCAAGTGGGCTGATGAGAATGGATGGGGTAAGTGTGGTACAGGAGTAGGCAAAGCCAGAGCTAATCAGTTAGCCAAGGGTGAGCCACTTACTGAGAGCACCATTGCACGGATGGCAGGCTTTGCAAGGCATCGGCAGAACTCACAGCGTGAGCTCGGTGATGGATGCGGTAGGCTCATGTGGTTAGCCTGGGGAGGTGATGAAGGTATTGAATGGGCACAACGTAAACTAAAACAGATTAGAGGTGAAAAGTAAGTATATTGAAACCCCTGAGAAAATGTGGGAGCTATTTGAGGCCTACAAACAATGGTGCAAACAGAACCCGAGATATTCCTACTCCCTATCCACTAAGACAGGAGAGGCTACTGCTATCCCTCTTGAGAGGCCACTTACTCAAGTTGGATTTAGATCCTTTGCTGCGGATAAAGGAAGTACTGTAACTGATTATTTTAGTAACAAGGATGGGAGATATTCTGAGTATGCCACAATCTGTTCACGCATAGAGGAGGCAATCCGCATGGATCAAATCGAGGGAGGCATGGTAGGGCAGTACAACCCATCCATCACCCAAAGATTGAACAACCTAACCGAGAGGGTGGATGCTACCACCAACGGTGAGAAGATAGATAGCATCAAGGTCACGATAGTAATGCCTGACAGTGAGTGACCAGATAGACTACATGGCTTCGGTGGTAGAGGACCACATCCTTAAGATAAAGGGTGAGAAGGTCCGCATCAACAGGAGGCTTGTAGCAATGGATGGGAGGCAGTTGGTCATGCTGTTCAATGCCTACCAAAAGATAGTACATGGAGCTGAAGAGCACGATAATATTCCAAAAGAACCACCAGGCACTTCAGGGTCCTGAGCGGTTCATAGTTAACGAGGGAGGGTCACGGTCATCAAAGACCTACAGCCTGTGTCAGTTGGTGATAGTGTATTGCCTGCAGAATAAAGGTAAGGTAGTATCTATTATTAGAAAGACTTTCCCTGCTTTACGAGCAACAGTATTAAGAGACTTTACGGAGATACTCAAAGACCTCGGTATATACTCACTGGAAGCCCACAACAAGAGCGAGCAGATATACACCTTCCCCAATGGATCCATGGTGGAGTTCTTCAGTGTGGATGATGAGCAGAAGATTAGAGGTAGGAAGCGTGACATTGCCTGGTGCAATGAAGCCAATGAGCTTTATTTCGATGACTTCACTCAGCTGAACATGAGGACCGAGCACAAGCTGATATTTGACTACAACCCATCAGATAACAGCTCGTGGCTGTATGAGCTACCTCCTGATGATACGGTGCTGATACGTTCAACCTACAAGGATAACCCATTCCTACCTCAGTCCATCCGGAACCAAATTGAGGACCTCAAGCGAACGGATGAGGCCCTGTATCAGATCTATGCCTTAGGGCAGAAGGCAGTGAGTAAGAGTAACATATACTCCAACTGGACCTTCATGACTCACAGGCCTGCAAGGTTCACATCCTATGTGTACGGCCTTGACTTCGGGTACAATCACCCCACCGCACTCATGAGGGTGTACTGGCATGAGAGGGATATCTTCATTGAGCCTGTCATCTATGAGAGCTACCTGACCACCACCATGCTGATTGAAAAGATGGGACAGCTCAACATTGAGAAGGAGGTCACTATCCTGGCAGACTATGCACGTCCGGAGATCATTGCCGAGATGGTCAACAGTGGGTACGATGTCATCAACGCCAACAAGGTGGTCAAGAAAGGCATCGACTACGTTAAGACCTTCGGGGTGTACTGCATGGAGAACAAGGATATAAAGAGGGAGTATGATAACTACAAGTGGAAGAAGATAGGTGATCACATCACGGATGAGCCTGTCAAGCTCTTCGATGATGCCATGGATGCCGTGAGGTATGCGGTCACATATATCAAGGATGAGTATTTCACTGACAGTGCATACGTGAGCTTCTAAACAGATGAGAACATTAAGACAATATAAGTATGGCAGTATCTCTAATAGCTAAACCCTACACCCTTACCCCTGCATACAACGAGGTGAAGTTTATCCATGACTCCACCAACAAGAACCTGCAGGGCTTCAAGTATATCTATGACATCTATGAGAGCGGTACCACCAACAAGATAGCTGAGTACCGGGTGCTACCTGTGTACAGCACTGGCTATGGTGAGGTGGACCTATCGAAGCTCTTGCAGTCCTATGTGAGCTATGACTTGAACCTGACCAACACAACGGTCTACAACGCAACCAACAGTCACTACAAGTACGATGTCAAGGTTGGTGAAGAGTACCTGACCACCACCACCTACACTGCTGCACTCACTCAGTACCTGGTAGCTCCCTACGTTGGAAGGGTACAGATCAACGTGGCTAACACCTTCGCTGTGGGTGATCAGATTAACATCACACAGATAGGTGTGGGTGTAACCAACCCAAGCATGGAGGGGCTATTTACTGTGGTAGTAGCTAACCCTGCCTTCATTGTGGTGAATGTACTATGGTCCACCATTGTGAACCCTAACAAGGACGGAGCCATCACCTATGCAGATGGCAGGAGAACAGTGACCCGAGACTTGCACCTTGACCTCAATCAATATGTGTTCAATGGTGCCATCCGTTGGGTAGATATGCCTGCATACAATTGGCAGGACTTCATGCTGAACAACGTAACAGATAGACTACTGACCAACCAACCTGAAGGTACTACCCGTCTACCATACTTCAACGCTACGCTGTCTCAGGATGTATGGCTCAACGCTGTAGCCAATAGCAGTCCAGGTGGTGCTGACTTCATGTACTTCTTCAATGACTCGGCTGAGGTATTCAGGAAGTCGGTCAATGCTGTGGACCATGTGAGCGGTATCTCGGTAGGTCCTAACAACCATGGTACCCTCATCCCTGTGGTGGGGACACTGCCATTGATTAAGCCTACCACTGAGTGGTACTATGTGTTTTACTTCCGAGGTGGGCAGGTATCAAGACCTTACTACATCGGCATAGATAGGAGGGTGCGAGACATTGAGTATAACATCCTATTCCTTGACCGCATGGGTTCATGGAGTAGCTTCGCCTTCACAGGTAGGTCATACGAAAAAGGCAACATCACACGCACACAGTACAACAAGGATGTGCAGGGATACATTGCTACCGGTCCTCGATGGACCTACAACCTACAAGACCGAGGCTTCCTCAACACCCACATCACAACAGATACCACCATTGACCTCAACACTAACTGGATGACGGAGCAGATGGCTGAGTACTTCGTGGAGCTGTTGAGTTCACCCGAGACCTACATAAAGGTAGCTGACTACAGCAATGCCTGTGATGCACCCATCAGCACGGAGTACGTGAGCTGTAACATAGTGACCTCAAGCTATGAGGTATATCAACAACGCAACAAGAATTTAATTAAGCAGAGCATTCAAGTGAAGCTCGCTAACAACAACATAGTCAATGGTTAGGATACAACTACCTACAGGCTACCTTGACGTGAAGGAGGGCACTGCTTTCCCTTTGAACTTCCAGGTAGGAGACATCAGAGATATATCACAGCGGAAGGGTAACTTCTCCAAGACCATCAAGCTCATTGGTAGCAAGAATAACAACAAGCTACTCAATCAGTACTATGATGTGAACATCCAAGCAGGGACCTTCAACATCAACACCTTGACTACATGCTCGGTCATTCAGGATGGTATCCCCATCATGGAGAATGTCTCGATGCAGTTGACTAGCGTGGTCAAGGTACAGGATACCTCAGGCTATGAGGAGAGCGTTGAGTATGAGGTCCTAGTCAAGGAGAGCAAGGGTGACTTCTTTACAGCCATCAATAACCTTGAGCTCACAGATATAGACTTCAGTGACCTCAACCATACGTATGATGCATTCAATGTGGTGAACAGATTCACCAACACTGTAGTGGATGGCTTCAAGTATTTCCTACCTGCTAGTGGTGATGCCTTCTACATTACCAATGAATTCAAGCCTGCCATCTTTGCCAAGACTTACCTTGACCGTATCTTCGCTAATGCAGGCTTTCAGTACAATTGGGCAGGGCTAACTGCTGCAAGGTTTGACAAGCTCATCATTCCATACAACGGTGATGTAGATAACTTTGACTACAATGACTACATGGTCAAGGCTGAAAAGACTACACCCTTCACAATAACGGGTAACACATCGGTGCCTGGTTATACTAACATCCCCTTTGTACCTGGTACCCCCATTACAGGATGGACTGAGACCGAGGACACTCAGAACATATACAACCCTGTGACGGGTGTGTATAGTACTCCCTTCAACATCAGCAGTAACAACGCACAAGAGTACACCTACACGGTACAGATTAGATACAGGCTTGACCTCATCAATCCAACCGGTGCAACCATCTTCAGTGCCAAGCCTAATAACGCAGGTATCCAAAATCCTAACCCTGTTTTCTACAGACCTGGTGTTATTGTTCAAGGGCTAGGTGGAGGTAGCCCTGCATTTGTAGGTCAAAATCTATACAATAACCCAAGTCCACCGAGTGCTGCTGTAAACACTGCAGTGCAATGTCCTAACAGTGTGGCACCAGGTACTACTACCTTACTGAGTCAAACGGTTGTAGTAACATTACCCGTGACATCGGTAAACTTCCAACAGCTAAGTAGCTGCAGGCTTTATGCTATAGTTAACCAACCCTTCTATATTCCACCTGGGCAGTCAGCATCAGGTACAGCTTGGAGGGTAGGAAGTATCACAGGAGCAGTAGCTAATGGTGTGAGGGTTGACATGATCATTGACTCTATCTACTTGACCATTGTGCCGAACAATAACATTGTGGCCATTGGTGGTACCTTGGAGGTCAATGACTATGTACCCAAGAAGATTAAGCAGAGTGACTTCGTGAAGGGTATCTTCAACATGTTCAACCTATACGCAGATGTAGATAAGGTACAGCCTAACACCATCAACCTCATCCATCGTGATGACTACTATGATTCAGGTGCCGAGGTAGACTGGACCTACAAGCTAGCCAAGGACCAAGAGCAGGAGCTGTCATTCCTGCCTGAGCTAACAAGCAAGAAGCTCATACTCACCTATGCACCGGATAAGGACCAACCTAATGAGACCTACACCAATGCGACCAACCAAATCTATGGGCAGGCTGAGGTAGTCTTTGACAATGAGTATGTGAAGGAGGTAACTACTAAGACCGTACTCTTCAGCCCTACCCCTGTGATACGTACACCATTCAACGCATACGTGCCAATGATTGCAGGGCAAACGCCTAAGAATAACATCCGCATCCTGTATGACAGTGGTGTTATGAAGTCATGCAATGCGTACAACATCTATGACTATGGTTTGGTTGGTCAGAGCAACGTTATTACCTATCCCTATGTAGGTCACTTCGATGACCCATTGCTCCCTACCTTCGACATCAACTTCGGTACCTGTTCATTCTACTACTACAACCCTACAAGTCTAACGGAGAACAACCTCTACAACAGATATTGGAGGCGGACCATGGGGCAGATTAACAACGGTAAGATGTTGACTGCTATGTTCAACCTCACTGAGAGTGACATCCAAAAGATGAAGCTCAATGATAAGATTAGGATTGATAACTCATGGTGGAACATCAACAAGGTCATTGACTATGATGCCAATGCTACCAAGCTCACGAAGGTAGAGCTCATCAGCATAGATACAGAGATTGACTTCATGCCATTCAGTGCAGGATTCAATGAGCCCGGTATTGGATTACCTAACGTTGGACCTATCCAACAGGTAGCCAATGATACTATCATCAAGCAGAAGAGTGCCTATGCCAATGTAACAGGTGAGGGAGGCATGGAAGGTAGCATCATAGGTAAGGGTAACATAGTGCCTCCAGGATTCAAGACATTGATAGTAGGTGATGGGTACGATGTTACAGACAATGGTATAGTGGTGGACAACCTAGTTGTGCGTAACAGCTACAACGGTGTACCGATTGACAATACACCCAAGAGATACATGGCGAACCTAACACAGGCAGGGATAGCTAACCCTACAGCATGGGTATTAGAGGGTAGCTTCGGTACCATCACATGGGTAAGGATAGCACAGGGGCAGTATTGGGGATACCTTGACCAGTATGACCCATTGGTTCCACTGACTGAGCTATCGGTTATGATTAGCAGTAACATCTTCGATGGGTTGATCACTGCACAATACCTACCTGCTAACCAGGTGATAGAGGTATTCACCACACAGATAGGTGTTGGTTTGGTAGATGGCTACCTCAATAGTACAAGTATAATGATATATTACTTCCCACAATAATGAATAGCGTAGAGATTCCATTAAAGGTCCAAGGTATTGGGCAAATAAGAGCAGAACTAAAAGCCTTAAAGAGTGAGTTAGCCAATGCTACCGACCCTCAAGAGATGGCTAGACTTGCTGCGGAAGCAGGTAAATTATCTGACCAATTAAAAGATGCCAATGAGAAGGCAGCAGTGTTTGCCACAGGCTCCAAGTATCAGCAGTCCAGAAATGCATTTAGGTCCATGAAGGATGACCTAATGGAGCTTGACTTCGAGGGAGCACAGGAGAAGGCTAAGATATTCTCAAGTACTTTAGCAAGCATCAACCCTAAGGAGCTCGGTAAAGGGTTCGGACAGTTGATGGGTACCATGAAAACATTGGGCGGTGCATTCATGAGGTTAGGGATGCAGATAATGGTTAACCCTATCTTCCTTATTGTAGCTGCGGTGGCTGCCATCATTGCTATCATTGTGATACTAATGAAGAAGTTCGGGGTATTAGAGAAAACCCTTGAGGCTACGATGAAGCCATTGAACCTACTTATCTCAGGACTTGAGGCACTCACCGATTGGTTAGGTATGACCACTGCCGCATTGGATAGAAATGCTGCCAAGGCTAAGGAGAACAATGAGAAGGTAGCAGAGAGCAGTAAGGAAAGGGCTGAGCTTGTAGCTGAGAGCTATGAGCATGAGATTGCCATGGCTAAATTAGCAGGTAAGGATACCACTAAGATGGAGCTTGAAAAGAGTAAGATGCTAAGCCGAGAAGCTAACAAGCGGAAGGAGGCAGCCAAGGCTGAACTTGATGCACTTGCATACGATAGGAGTAAGGATGGGATGAAGCGGAAGAAAGAGCTACAGGACCAAATCAATGCAGAGAACAAGATACTCCGTCAAGGTGCCAATGAGCGACAAATCATAGAGGCTACCGATGCCAAAGAAGCAGAGGATAAAGCAAAAGAGGCAGCAGCCAAAGCTAAGGAGGCAGCGGAAAAAGCCAAGGCAAAGAGGGAGAAGGATGCACAGGATAGATTGAAAGCAGGTAGAGAGCTCCGTGACTTTGAACTATCACAGATTGAAGATGCAGGTAAGAGAGAGGAAGCCATAACCAGGGAGAAGTATGCACGTCTACTCAATGACCTGAAGAAGGATGAGAGCAAGAACGCTGCTGAAAAGATAGCCTTCCAAAAGATGTATGAGACTCAGCTACAGAATGAGCTTGATAAGCAGGGTGAGGCACAGAAGCAAAAGCTACTTGACAATGAAAAGAAGGCTAATGATGCTATCCTTCAAATCAAGATTGCACTCATGCCTGAAGGTGAAGCTAAGGAGTTGGCTATGCAGAATGATAAGTACAACAAACTCCGTGAGGCTGCCATTGCTGATACTACACTTACCGAAGAAAAGAGAAAAGAGATACTTGACCTCTATGACCAACAGCGTGCAATGGAGGACCAAAAGAAAGAAGAGGACCGTGCTAAGAAACAGGCAGAGCTTCAGCTATCAATGGCTGACCAAGAGACCCGTGAACTTGAAGCATTGAGGGTTAAGTATGAGGAAGAGCGTAAACTTGCAGAAGGTAATGCTGCTCTATTGCTTGAGCTACAGAATAAGTACCTGGATGACCAAGAGAAGATACAACAGGCTGCAGATGCGAGACAGATTGAGGAGGCTAAAAAGAAAAGGGATGCACTCATCCAAGCAAGCTCAGATATATTCAATGGGGTGAGTAACCTTGCAGGCATGATGATAAAGGACCAAAAGAAACTTGAGAAGTTCAACAAGGCATCAGCATTGGTACAGATAGGTATTGATACAGCTAAGGCTATCTCTGCATTGGTTGCTGCATCATCAGCTAACCCTGCCAATGCTGCCACTTTCGGTGCTGCAGGTGTGGCTCAATTTGCTACCGGTATCATTCAGATTGCAACCAACATAGCTAAGGCAAAGCAGATACTATCTTCAGGAGGTACACCTTCTGCAGGTGGTGGTGGCGGAGGCGGAGGTGGCGGTGGTGCTGAAGCAAGTGGGTCCACTGCCCAGGTAATACCTCAAGCGGCACAGCTCTTCGGTCAAGGTAACACATCCGGAACAATGAGTGCAGGAGGTACATCCACAGAGAGCTCAGCCATGACAGTCACAGCGGTGGTGAGTGAGACAGCCATGACATCCACACAGAATAAGATTAACAGAATTAACAAGAACGCAGAACTATGATCAGCTTACAGTCCACCATCAACAAGATAGAAGCCTTCTACAACTCTCACCTTCAGGTTAAGAAGGTGGGGGCTGACTTCAAGGAGCAGATGACTAACTTTGCCACTAAGGACGAGAAGTATCCTATTGTGTTCATTGTACCTATATCAGTTAGCAACACTGAAAATACTAACATCTTCACCCTGGATATCTATTGCTTTGACATCATCCAAAAGGATAGGGCTAACATCATCACTATCCTTAGTGATACGCATCAGATACTGATGGACCTGTATAACTATTTTACGTTTAGCAATGACCTCAGCATGGATGTATCAGGCATACCTTCATTCACTGCTTTGAACAATGATCTACTTGACTATGCGGCAGGGTACGTGATGACCATTACCTTGGAGGTAGATAACTGGACTGACTGCGATGTGCCGCTACAATAAACATTTAGGCGAGCTTTGACAATATAAGTATGAGCATACCTAATTGGTGGGGTGATTGGAGACCAGGACTAACACCTCACACTGGCAACCTACAGAGCACTGACCTTATCGAATGTACACAGATAGTAGGAGGACAACCTGTGAACACAGCTATAACAGGACAGCAGATAATCGATGCAGCTTCAGGTGGTAGTAGTAACCCCTCTACCATTGGTAATGGTTATGGCTTAGGTGTGAATGGATTGGCTAATACCATCAGTGCAACCGTATTGATACCTGCCAATTCTATTGCTACAACTAACACCATCTACATTAAGGCCTTTATAGACAGAACCAATGTCAGTGGTGCAGGTTCAACCACATTCCGCTTTTACATCAACACCACCAACAGCTTAACAGGTGCAACATTTCTCGGTTCAGCAGGTATAATGAGTACAAGTGTAAGGTTCCAACGGTTTGAAAGAAACATATATGTGGACCTTACTAACATGAATTGTTTTAATACAGGTACCAGTTCACCAACGGATTACACTACAAGTGCCATTAGCTTAATACCTTTGAACAAGACCGTAGATAATTACCTGATCTTTACCGTGCAGCATTCATCCTCAGCCACCGATATAGCAGCATGGAAAAGAGTAATAGTACAGAAATATGCATAGCGTAACAGTCAACGATATTACCTACACCTTCACCGAATGGGAGGAGATTGATGAGATATACATTCACATATTCACAACTGAGGGTACTACTATATGTATCCCAAAAGATTTGTTAGATGGCACGATATAAAAAGGACGGTAATTTCTATGTCAAGTATCCTACCAGGAGAAAGATGGCAGCACTACTCAAGAGAATTATCATGAGCAAGGGGCTCTATCAGGAGGGCACATTAGTTGACTCGGTGAGAATCAATGCACGGGTCACAGGCTTTGCTAAGCTTGAGATAGAGATAATTGCCATGTATTACTTTATATTTCTGAACAACGGAGCCTATCTGTGGAATGGTGGGGTAATACCTCCCTATGATATTGTCAGTGATTTCACCGACCAAATGAGTAGCAGTGGACTCACCTCAGAAATCTATTCTCAATACACTGAATGGATAACACAAACCTACCCCATGGTTGAAGCGGTTGAGGTATTGGCTAAGGATCAAAAAATTGTATACAACTTCGTGCCTATTGACCCTCCTGCAGGATTCACCACAGGTACTCCATTAGATGTCTAGCTCTTTCTTCATTCCGAGCATATTAAAAACATAGTAAAGGGGTAACCCTCCTATGGCATCGGACTTGGATAGGTCTCCATTGCACAGGTTGTATATCAACAGCTCCCATGACCACTTTGCTGTGTTCTTTTCGGGCTCAGTATTTGGGTCCTCTTCCTCATCATCATAACCCTCCTCAGGTTCAGGTGGTAGTGGGTCCTCGAATAGGTTGATATAGGTGTTAAGAAACTGCTCACGAAACTTAAGGAAGTCCTTGATAACACCATACACATCCGTGATAGGTACATCAAGTAGCTTCTCAGCTCTTTCCTTGCAGTCATATTCATAGGGTTCCCATACTACCTCACCCCATTCATTCTCTTTGGTTTGCCGGTACAGGATAGCTAAGATGTAGGGTAGGTTGATTAGGTAGCCTTGTATGCAGAAATAGTCCAGGTCAATGTACTCATATAGCGTGAGCTTGTTGAAAGCCTTGAGCCTCATCCCCTCTACCTCATGCTTGTAGTTTTTTGAAGGCTCGGAGGTGGACCACTTACAGCTATCCACCAACTCCTGCAGCTCTTCTATGTCAAGCTCATCTACATCTATATCGGTGAGGATACTAATGACCTCACTATTGTAGTGGATGGCTCCCTGCTCTTTATCAATCTTGGCTATCTCCGTCCACTCCTCCAGAGTTACCTCCTTCCAACTGCTTGGGAGCTTGTTGTTTAATTTTTTCACTTATAAATGTTATGTATGGAATAGCAAGCCCTGCAGGTTGTTTAGCCAAAAACTTAGCCTTATGCTTCAGGTGTGCATCAGTGTAGTGCTCCACAGGTCCAAGGTCCTCACGTTTGAAAAACACAGCCAATATCTTAGAGACGTATCCCTTCTCCTTAGCTAATGAATACTTCTCAATGAGCTTTGTATCCCTCACGGTCATCTTCATCTCAGCCTTGTAGGTGTATCCTTCATGCTCAAGGGTATCAATGGTAGGGTATTCAAGATGCGGATGGCTATTAAACTCCTGCACAATCTTAATAAAGTCCTCAACCTCCATGTCATTGAAGTCCTTCTCAGGTATCCCAAGGTACTCAAATATCTTGAGGTGTTTTTCAATGGGGTCAAGGTTACTGTCACTGCCTAAATCAGTGATGTTCTCAAATTGTTCCACCGTGAGCTCGGTGATTAGGTTGGGAATTTCCCGGTCAAGTATTTTAATCATTTGCAATTTTTGAACAAATATAGAAAAAATACAATATATACGTGACCGAGTTACCAATTTACACCATAACCATTGATCCCGAGTATGCAGAGGGTGGTGAGGACTTAGGCATTGAGGCTATTGCCTTCACATCTAAGCCTGCCATTAAGGTGAAAGGTATGGCCTTCAACCAACAAACCAAAGCATTGGCTTTCAAAGATGGGTTGAAGTACCGCATCACAGCTCCTGCCATGATACCTATGGAGATTTATCGTAGGGATGATGAAACAGATGAGGAGTACATGGTCAAGTTCACGGTTGAGGAGATAGATGCAATGCATTCCAAGTTCATGCAGCAGTTAGTTAACTCTGCTAAGTTCAACCTTGAGCACAACGAAGAGAAAAAAGTACCTGCCTACATTCTTGAGGCATGGTTGGTAGATAAGCCCGAGCTTGATAAAGCATACACTACCTATGGCATCGAGGTGCCTGCAGGTACGTTGATGCTAACAGCTCAAATAACTGATATTGACTACTACAATAAACTGGTTGAAGAGGACCAGGTGGGATTCAGCATTGAGGGCTTCATGGGTATGAAACTAAAATCTAAATATAATATGCAATTACCGGATGGAGAGCACCTCATTGAGGGCAAAATCTACGTGGTCAAGGATGGCCAAGTAGTCGAAATTAAAGAAGAGCAAAAAGTCGAAGAGACCATGGAAGAGAAAGAGGAAGTGGCAATGGCTGAAACTGTAGTGGAAGAGGAGGAAGAAGTGAAGGAAGAAGTTGAGGCTGCTGTTGACCCTGCCATGGATGCTGAGGCTATCCTTGCAATCGTTCAGCCTATGATCGCTGAGCAAATTAATTCAGTATTAGCTATAGTAGCTGAGCTTAAAAGTCAATTAGAGGAGGCTCTTGGAGCTGAGACTGAGGTAGAAGAGGAGACTATTGAGATTGATGCTAAGACTATGCTTGCTGAGAACCTAAGAAAGTTTAACCAATTTAATTCTAAATAAAATGCGTAAATTAAAATTCG